CCAAGGTCCATCAGAAACTTCATGAACATCATCTACTCAAGAAACGACCTTTTATACGATGCCCTTCAAATAGAGAGAAGAAGAATGCACTACTGCAAAAAGATGGACCAACGCCTTGTTGAGAGAATGAATAAGAAAAAGCCAAACACCATGAAGCAGATTGAAGACATCTGGTACCAAGACTACAGCGAGAGAAGAGAAAGACATTACCATGAAAGCCGATACCATTTTCTAAACCTTCATAGCCTTTTTAACGGATGCGGAACAGTTGAGCTTAGGGGATTCAACGGAACCCTTCACGCAGGAAGGATTCGAAGCTACGTTGCTTTAAGCCTTGCGATGAACCATCAGGCCTTGAACCAAAAGAGTGCCAGCAGCAAGAAACCACAGATTGAAAACCCAAAGTTCTCCATGAGAACCTGGCTTAACCGAATCGGCTTTATCGGAGACGACTTCAAGAACTGTAGGGAGCACCTTTGCAAGCACCTGGATGGCAGTGCAGCCTGGAGATTTCAGACAGCCGCATAGATAAAAAAGGCGGCGCCTTCAAACCCACCGAGCGGGAGACCGCTCTTAAGGTGGTAGAAGGGTTCCCATCTTCAAACAAAAGCCCACACAGGCGAAGATGAAGGGGATAAACTGCTCTTTAAGAAAGGATGAAGTGATGATGAAAGTGGAAAAAAGACTAAACGTGGCCTGTGGGTCCAATCTCAATCTCGGTCAAATGGCCATGAGGTGTCCAACTGCTAAGTTTTACGGCAAAGGGATGCTAAAAGGATACCGTCTGTTATTCAAGGGTCAGTTGGAAAACGCCTACTGCACCATTGAGAAAAAACGTGGTGGTAAAGTTCCAGTGGTTGTTTGGGAGCTTGAGCCGGAAGATGAAAAGGCACTGGATTTTTACGAGGGCTATCCGAGGTTTTATGAAAAGGAAGATGTGAAAGTCACCTTGGAAGATGGAACGATCATTACAGCCATGGTGTACATTATGACCGATAAGATTTTAGATAGGATCCATCTCAACCTTCCAAGCAGAAGTTATCTTGAGACTGTGAAAGAAGGTTATAGGGCTGCCGGATTTGATGAAGCATTTATAGAAGATGCCCTGGCCATCAGTGAAAAAGCCATCAAGAAGTACCCACCAAGATTTCTATAAGACTTAGAAAATATACATTATTTCTCAAGATAAGACTTGCATTTATGTAGCTTTAGAGTGATATATGTTAGTACCAAAAACAAAAAAAATGCAAGGAGGTCAAAGAAATGATGATTCAGAAGAAAGACAGGTTTGTAAACAGAAGTAGTAAGATTTATGAAATCGCTGGGAAATGGGATCAGGATTTTATCCTGGCTCCTATTGAAGAAATCGATGATCAATGCCTGATCTACACCCCCGGTGAGATGGAGGAATTTCTTGAAACAGGGTATTTCAAAAGAGTGGGAGGGAGAAAGCGATGAAAGCCTTATTCGGTAGAAAAGTGTGTGACCTAGTAGAGCTGAAAGAACTCACCCACCAAGCCATCAAAGAGGGAAAGAAAGGACAGCCATACACCATCACGAGAGAAGTGATTTTAAAGGATGAAGAGTTCAGAGATTTTGCCCAGGACTTTTTCAAAGATCAGCCTTGGATTTCCCATGAAGATGGTGGGATGGACCAAGACGGTAAAATCAGATGCATCAGAGTGGTAAACATCGACACAGGAGAGAAGGTTCTAATAAATACGGAAGGGTATGATTACCCGCGTTACACCGGTCTTGAACTTTAAAACTGAAGAAGGGCAAAAAGCCCTTTTTTAGATGGTGCACTTAATTATCCGCATTGGATAGAGCGCTGCGGGTATTTAAGTGCATTTATGTTTTGGTAAATCAAAGAAATGCCTTGCTATATCCTGTGTTTAGAGTGATATATGTAAGTACCAAAACGAAGGAGGTATGAAAATGGACCGGAAAGAAATGATCAAACAACTGGGCGAGCACTTTGGCGTGAAACCTAAATATTTAAGTGTTCCAAGCTTTGCTTATGAAATCAGAACAGAAAATGAAGTCTACACCATTGACAGACATGGTGGTATTACGAAGGGAGATGGAGCGCCCATCACCATGGAAGAAATCCTGAATCAACAGTTGGAGCCAGAGCCACTGACTGAGCCAGAGCAAAGTGATGAAGTGCAGATGAATGAAGTTGAAATTCATGAGGCAGATCAAAATGTAGAATCAACTAATCTGTTAGAAGAACTTAGTGGGGTTGAAGTTAAACTAAACTTTGAAGATTACACAGCTGATAGCCTGAAGAATATCATCAACATGCTTTACAGCAAGCAGCGGCTTATCATGATGGCTTTTGAAACAGAGGAAGCCTTCATGGATGATGGGTTTGCAGAAGACCTAAATAAAGTTGAGATTAAGGATCTAGAGAGACTTAAAGAGGCTCTTGAAGAACTGGGGACAAACAGGTGTCCAGGATTTCAGATTGATTTTGATGAGAAGACGTTCACCTTCAAACTTCACAGCTCAAACTTGAATCCAGAAAGGATCAAGGCGTTTCAGGACTTATGTATTCTCATAGCGAACTACGGAATAACCTTAAACCGCGCATCCTACAAACAGGCCCAAGATGATAATCCCAAGTATGCTCTTAGAACTTGGCTGATTCGCATTGGGATGAATGGTTCGGAGTATAAGGAAACCAGAAAGACACTCCTAAAGCACCTGGAAGGAAGCGGTGCTTTTAGAAAGGTGGATGAAAATGAAGAAACCTAAATGCAGACTCATCGGAGAGGATGGAAACATCTTTAATCTTATGGGAGTTGTATCACGAACCCTAAAGGAAGCTGGGGAGCCTGAAAAGGCAGAGGAAATGATTAAGCGAATCAAGAGTGACGCTAAGAGCTATGATGAGGCCTTGGCCATGTTAATGGAATATGTGGATGTGGAATAGGAGGTACGAGTGATGGATCGATTTTTTAGTCAAAAGCATTGTGACCGCTGCGGTGGCAGCTTAGAAGATGGGCGAATCATGTCCATGTTCAATGAACAGTGCATCTGCATGAGTTGTAAAGAGAAGGAAACAAAAGACCCTGAATACAACAAAGCCGTGGAAGCAGATCATGAAGAGATTCGAAAAGGAAACTTTAATTATAAAGGAATCCGTGGGAAGTAATCCTTGACTAATTTAGCCTTCAGAGTGATATATGTATATACCAAAACGAAGGAGGCAAAAGGAATGGAGATTTTCTACACAGTAACGATGCAAACGAAAGCGGGTAAGAAGCTATACCTCAGCATGTGGGACGGCCACCCAAAATGGACCTTTGATTTTGACGAAGCCTGCTACTGGGACAACGAAGAGATGGCAGAGAAGTTTTCAAAAGAATGGTTCAAAAGCTTCACAGGATGGGCAGTTGAAGAAATTAAAATCGACATAAACAAAGTGAATTAATAACATTTGGAGCCTGAAAATGGCTCTTTTTCTTTGCAGTAAATGAAGGAGGTGAAAGTTATGGCAGGTAGAGGAAGACCACCAAAACCTACAGCGGTCAAAGAGCTGGAAGGCAATCCAGGAAAAAGACCACTGAATAAGAACGAACCAAAACCAAAACAGATAGCACCCAAGTGCCCGTCATGGCTGGAACCGGATGCCAAGAAAGAATGGAGAAGGCTATCAAAAGAACTGGAAGCCATGGGACTACTGACTCAAGTGGATATGGCAGCCTTTGCCGGGTACTGTCAAGCCTACGCTAGATGGAAAGAAGCAGAGGAATTTATCTCAAAGCATGGATCCATTTTAAAGACCGCTTCAGGATACATTCAGCAGATTCCTCAAGTGTCAATTGCCCAGCAAAACCTTAAACAGATGAGAAACTTCTGTTCAGAGCTTGGGCTAAGCCCATCGGCTAGAAGCAGGCTGAATATCAATAACAGTGGTAACACCATCGAGGGCGATGCCATGGAAGAGCTGCTTTCAAATGTACCAAAGGCGGAGGACATTCTAAAAAAGAGTAAGGACGACTAATTTGAAAGGAGGAGACGCCTATGCCATTTAGTGAAGCTCATGCGAACCACGCCATAAACTTTATCGAACAACTGAAGCTGACCAAAGGCAGATGGGCCGGTCAGCCTTTTAAGTTACTTCCATGGGAGAAAGACCTGGTGAGGCGCCTCTTTGGAACCTTGAGAGAAGATGGTACCCGCCAGTACCGAACCGCCTATGTGGAGATTGGTAAGAAAAACGGCAAGTCGGAGCTGGGCGCAGCCATTGCCCTTTACATGCTTCTTGCTGATGGGGAACCTAATGCTGAAGTGTATGTAGCTGCCTGTGATAGACAACAGGCTAGTATTATTTTCAACACCAGTATGAACTTCGTGGAAGGAAATCCTACTCTATCAAAAGTGACCAATCTGGTGAGATCAACCAAGCGAATCGTCTATCCAAAGACAGGAAGCTTCTATCAGGTACTTAGTTCCGACGTTAAATCAAAATCCGGGATCAATGCTTCCTGCGTTATTCTTGATGAGATTTGGACCTATCCGAATCCGGACCTAGCCAAGATGCTGACCACTGGTTCAGGGGATGCCAGGACCCAGCCGCTATTCTTATACCTCACCACTGCAGGGAATCAACTCTCTGGCTATGGCTGGGAGATGCATCAAAAGGCAAAAGATATACTGGAAGGGAAGCGAGTAGATCCGACATTTCTTGCCATTATCTATGGACTAGAGGACGATGCGGATATTGAAGATGAAAACAACTGGTATAAGGCCAACCCTAGTCTTGGCCATACCATTTCTATAGAGAGGGTTAGAGAGCACTACAATCAAGTAAAAGACGATCCGGCAGATCTCGCCTTGTTTAAACAGCTGAGACTAAACATGTGGTTAAAGCAGGAAATCAAATGGATGCCTATGGATAAATGGGACCTTTGTAATTTCACTGTAGACCCGGAAGAGCTGAAAGGGCGAGTCTGCTACGGAGGTCTTGACCTATCCTCAACCAGTGACATCACAGCCTTTGTGCTGGTTTTCCCTCCATTAGAAGAGGGAGACAAGTTTCAGGTGCTCCCATACTTTTGGCTGCCAGAAGAAACCCTACATCAGCGGGTGAAAAGAGATAGCGTTCCCTATGACATCTGGCACAGACAGGGACTTCTTAATCTTACAGAAGGAAACGTGGTTCACTATGGATTTATTGAAAAGTTCATCGAACGTCTTGGTGAGAAATACAACATCAGAGAAATCGTCTATGACCGTTGGGGCGCTACGCAGATGAGTCAGAACCTAGAGGGGATGGGCTTTACCGTGGTGCCTTTTGGCCAGGGCTTTAAAGACATGTCTCCACCAACAAAAGATCTGATGAGGCTGACACTAAGCAAGCAGATAGCCCATGGCGGTCATCCAGTTCTTCGGTGGATGGCAGATAACATCGTGGTCAGAACGGACCCTGCTGGAAACATCAAAGTAGATAAGGAAAAGTCCTCAGAAAAGATCGATGGTATCGTGGCCATGATCATGGGTCTTGCCAGAGCTACAGTGAATCCACCGGATGATGATGGGTCCATTTATGATGAACGCGACATGATCATTTTAGGATAGAAGGGGGTGAACAACAATTATGGCGAACTTTTTTAAATGGCTCATTAAGGCGAGGGCAGAACCTACTGACAGTGTCAGCAGTGCTCCGAACTTTTATATGGGTCAAAGTATATCGGGGAAAATCGTCAACGAGCGAAGTTCTATGCAGACCACAGCAGTCTTTGCCTGTGTGCGAATCATTGCTGAGACGGTGGCCTCTTTACCACTTCACACTTACAGGTATCAAGGTGACGGCAAAGAAAAGATGCACACCCATCCGCTGTATAGGATA